ATGGAAGTGTTCTCAGATACAGGCATTAACTGCGCTGCGCAAACTTGCTCTGAGTGTAGAAAGGCATTCTGGCTCGCGGAGGATGAGGAAGGAGAGCTACCATTTTGAGAGATCAAGAACTCGTAAATGCCTTGAGATGCGTTTCAACAGCAGGCGGGCCAATGGGCGACTGCAAGAAATGCCCGTTTTACAAGACTGAGCCGGTCCCAGAAAATCTGGCGGGAAAAGTCAATTTGACGGAGTGGCCCTCCTGCGATGTTGACGCGGTGGGGCTTGCCGCAGCCGACCGGATTGAAGCGCAGGCGAAAGAGATTGACGCACTGCGGAACGAACTGTGCCTGAAATGCGGAAACTACACGCTGGCCCATGAGGGGGCCTGTAACGGATGCCGGTGGAGGGAACTGTGATGGACGCTGTGAAGTTTATCAAAGAACGCGACCGAATGTGCCGCTTTTACCACCATGCCGGGGACTGCTATCAATGCCCCGCAAAAGACTGCGAGTGTAGTGCATTGGAAGGAATGGTTGATGATGACAACATTGTGACTATCGTCAAAGAATGGTCTGCTGCACATCCGCGCAAGACGCGGCAGAGTGTGTTTTTGGAGCAGTGGCCAAACTGCATGGTGGACCGTGATGGTACTGTTGGGATGTGCCCAAGAAATGTTGACAAAAATTATATCTGCGATTTGAATCGTTACACTGGATGCCTCGACTGCCGCCGCGAGTTCTGGATGCAGGAGGTGGAGTGATGGAACGACTGACAAATAAACGCGAAGCTGATGCGCAACGAGAGGAGTACGAGCGCCGCCTTGCAAACGGGTATCCGCGGAATATTCCAGAGGAGCGGTTTCTAAGCCTCGCCGCCTACGAGGACACGGGGCTGACGCCGGAAAGCGTGGAGGCGCTCAAGTTGTCCATGATGGGTAAGGCAATCGCGGAGATTAAGGAGTTTAACGGCCTTCCGGTCGACCGCCTGCGCGAGCTGGCCGAGGCCGACAAGGACGGGCGCGTGGTGGTGCTGCCGTGCAAGCTGGGTGACGGGCTTTGGACATTTTGCAGTCACCCAGTTGAGCAAGTTTACAGTTTTACCGTGACAGATATAAGCACACTTAATGGGAGGACTGTGCTGAACACATCGCGTTGCGGTGTTATAGATGCGCGCGATGTCGGCAAAACCGTATTTCGCACGCGCGAGGAGGCGGAGAAAGCACTGGAGGCGATGAAGGATGACTGAATTAAGGCATTGCCCATTTTGTGGCGGTGAAGCGGTTATAAACGTCAACCCGGACGCAGTGGAGGACACGCAAGGTAGACGTTGGGCGTATAATGCCGTGTGCATTAGGAGTTGCGCAACGTCAGGTCTTACATATACGCCCCAAAAGGCTAAAGAAGTATGGAACAGGAGGGCTAACAATGACACTAACTGAGATGTTTACAATTTGTGATTTATGCGTATATGCGCCATGTCTTTGTGGGAATGACCCTGAGAACTGCGTAGCGTATGTGATGAGGAGGTCTGACAATGGCTGACCCTAAAAAGCCTTTTTACCGCGACAAGAAATGGAAACTTGGCAGAAGTTACGGCTGGTGGCATATACCGTACTGCCCGAATTGCAAGCGGCAGTTGGGGCTGATGGTCGAAGAGCAGAAGGCTGAAAAATGCCCGATGTGCGGCAAACCGTTAGAATGGGATGGTGATGACAATGGCTGAATGCATTGAACGGGATGTCGTCATGAAGAGAATTATGGCGGCAAAATGGATGGACGGATATGACGGTGCTATGGCAATGGAGATTGCTGCGTCTGCTCCCGCCGCCGATGTTGCACCGGTGGTGCATGGACGGTGGATTGAAGATGGGAGTTTGATTATCACCTGCTCAGAGTGCAAACGGGGATATAATCTGATCGCTAAATATACCCACTACTGCCCCAACTGCGGGGCCAAGATGGACGGAGGTGCTGACCATGAGGCTGATTGATGGTGACGCAATCTTGAAAGCAGACGAAAATTCCGATAAAGCGCTTGTCCTGGGAAGCGGGAAATCTCTGGAAATAGCCTATGCCTTGCTAAAAAAGAAGGTGGAGGACGCTCCCACCGTGGATGCCGTGGTCGTGACGCGGTGCAAGGACTGCGAACACGCCGAACGGTATGAGCGGGCAGATGGAACCGCAGGCTATTATTGCGGGTACCCGCAAAACACTTTCACCTATGGTGAGCGCTGGGATCGTGTATTCAAACCGGCAAAAGAGGCAGACGATTTTTGCAGCTACGGCGAGAGAAAGCGGGAGTAAAATGTGGGATCAAATTGAGCGAAAGTGTAAGCTGTGCGGGAAGGTGTATAGAGTGGATGGAAATCAAAACTCCATTCAGGACTCCATGTGCCCGGCCTGCGAAAAATTTTTAAAGCCGCTGACCGAATGCTTTGTACCGGTTATCCGGTGCAAAAACTGCGCAAATGGAATGGTATCCGACAACAATGAATACATAATTTGTTGCAGACTTGGTGTTCCCATGGGATTCGACGATTACTGCTCTTGCGGCGAGAGAAAGGATGACGGGGATGGCTAAACAATCCGCTTACTTACAAAGGCGAGACGCGCAGCTGGATGCGGTCTTCTGGGCCGGTGCTGCGATGGCAGCGCAGTTTGCAGTAGACACTTTGCAGATGACCATGCATCAGCAGGAAGGCTGGGGTTATGATCGCATCATGCGCGTCACGCATGAGTGGATGGAGACCCAGCGGGAATACAGACCTGCCTTAAACTGCAAGGACCCAGAGGCAGACGTCCGGCAGGAACACATGGATCGGGTGCTTGCGGAGATTATCCGGGACAAGGCAAAGTTGATCCCATTCCCGGACAGATACAAGGATCTGAAAAAGGTCCGTTATGGGAGGTAACTATGCAGAAGGAAGATATATCGCTCCTGCGCATCTATGCGAAGAATGATATGAATTGCGTGAAAACAGCAAAGGAGATGGGTATCCATCAAAGCAGCGTGATCTATCGGTTTGGAAAGATCAAGACGGAAACAGGGCTGGATGCGCGGAAGTTCTGGGACTTGGTGAAGCTGCTGGAAATGGAGGAATCATGAAACTTGGACAGGTGGTTCGGGCCAGATTCAAGTCCATACCGTCGCAGCTGGAGCGGCAGCACCCGACGTATGAGCAGCTGTATCCGTTCCGGCGCGGAGAGGTAATTTACATCCACCCAAATGGCCGGCTTGTCAGTGTGCGGACGGAAACGGCGGGCGGACCCGTGGTAGAGAATTTCCGGCTATGTGAGGTGGTTATGTGAGTACATTCCCGGAACGACTGCGGAAATTAAGAGAATCTGAGCGGCCTGCTAAAAGCATGAGAGTAAAAGCGGAGCTGATTGGGATTGGGCATGATACGCTGCGGAAGTACGAAACCGGGGAGAACGAACCGGCTCTCAGCCAATTGAAGCTGATAGCGAATCATTACCACGTCAGCTTGGATGAGCTTGCATGGGACGAGGGCGAGCGAGAGAGTAAACCTTTATAGTAGCGCAAAAAAAATTGGTCTTTGCCCCCGATTCGGGGCAAGCACAGAAAAATATGTGTCAGAATGAGGGTGCGGGGTTATATCCGTATCCTCATTCTTTCCATCCTTTCTTTCCTCCTGACCCCGGCGGATGCCGGGGATATGCAGACGTAGCTCAGTCGGTAGAGCACCGCGCCGGGAGGTATGCGCTGGTTCAAGCCCAGCCGTCTGCACCATGGCGAGGAACGTTTCGGGTGATGCGTCCTCGCTCCAAGAATATATAAGCTGCGGCCTGTAAAAACAGCTCGTCTCCGGCAACTGGTACTTGCCCTTGATGCCCCGGTGCAATTCCGGTTGGGTATAGGACCCCTCGCACCTCTCAACGATGTGGCCCAGAGGGGACATTACGCATTGTGGCTTAGTTGGAAGAGCCATTCAGTGTAGAGTGCCCTTCGGGGCGGGGAAAGTCTGCTATGTAAGGCCAAGGGGCGGGGGCCGGTAGCAAAATTGATTTGAGGTGGTGACAATGGCTGCGAGACTGACAGACCGGCAGAAAAAGAAAATACTGGCGGACTATCTGGAAACGCAGTCAGTGAATGCTGCCGCGAAAAAGAACAAGGTTTCGTGGGACGCCGCGAACAAAGTCCTGAAAGAAGCGGGAGAAGTCGAGAAAAAACTGGAACAGAAAAAAGACCAGAACACAGCGGACATTCTCGCGTACATGGAAAGCCAGCGGGACATTGTATGCCAGATCATCGGCAAGGGGCTGGCGGTGCTGAATGATCCTGAGAAGCTGGCGGAAGCAACGCCCAGCCAGATCACAACGGCGTTAGGGACCCTGATTGACAAGTGGACGCAGGTACAGGGCATGGGCGCGGATGAAGCGGGTACTGGCGTGGTGCAAATGCCGTCGGTGCTGCCGGAGGAAAAGCTGTGAATGTTGTCTGGACGCCGCAGCCGAGACAGGCTATTTTTATGAGCCGCCCGGAATGGGAGGCACTGTATGGCGGCGCTGCCGGAGGCGGGAAGAGCGACGCACTGGTGATCGAGGCTCTGCGGCAGGTGGATATTCCATGGTACAAGGGATTGATTCTGCGAAAGACCTATCCGCAGCTGGCGGAGCTGATCGACAAGACGCTATCTTACTACCCGCGTGTATACCCAAAGGCCAAATACAACGGCAGCAGCCACACATGGACGTTCCCCAGCGGGGCGAAAGTCATTTTCGGCTCCATGCAGTACACCAAAGACCGCGTGAAATATCAGGGGCAGGCGTATGACTTCATCGCGTTTGATGAGTTGACCCATTTCACATGGGAGGAATACAGCTACATGTTTTCCCGGAACCGGCCCAACGGGCCGGGAACGCGGGTTTATATGCGGGCCACGGCGAACCCCGGCGGCATCGGCCACGGATGGGTGAAAGACCGTTTTATCACGGCGGCTCCGCCCATGCAGACCATCTGGCAGGATGTTTCCTGGATAGGGGCTGACGGCAAAAAGCAGGAGGGCAGGCGCAGCCGGATCTTCATTCCGGCAAAGGTGACGGACAATGCCGCGCTGTTGCGGAATGACCCCAATTACATTTTGAATCTGGCGTCCCTGCCGGATGCGGAACGGGCGGCACTGCTGGACGGCAACTGGGACAGTTTCTCCGGGCAGGTATTCACGGAATGGCGGAATGACCGAGAGCATTACAAAGACCACATCAACACCCACGTCATTGAGCCGTTCCGCATTCCGGAAAACTGGAATGTGTGGCGGGCGATGGACTGGGGCTATACGCGGCCATTTTCCGTGGGCTGGTATGCCGTGGATCAGGATAGGCGGCTCTACCGCATCCGGGAACTGTACGGCTGCACGGGCACACCCAACGAGGGCGTGAAGTGGACGCCGGACCATGTGGCGGAGGAAATACGCCGGATTGAACGGGAAGACCCCAATTTGCAGGGGCGGACGGTGCGGGGCGTGGCAGATCCGGCCATCTTCGGCAACAGCGGCACGGAGAGTGTGGCGGCGGTAATGGAGCGCAAGGGCGTGTTCTGGGAGGCAGGACAGCATGACCGGCTGAACGGCAAGATGCAGATCCACAACCGGCTGGCCTTTGACGGGCAGGGCATCCCCATGCTGTATGTGTTCGATACCTGTAAGCATTTCATCCGGACGGTGCCGAATCTGGTATACAGCGAGACGGACGTTGAGGACGTGGATACCGACGGCGAGGACCATATTTATGACGAGTGCCGGTATATGTGCATGGAATACCCGGTGGCGCAGACCATCCGCATCCCGGTGGCGGTGAAGCCGTACAGCCCTCTGGACGCGGACGAGCCGGAGGACCGGGATTACGCATGGTTCCGGAAATACTGATGGAGGACGTATGGACAGACAGGACTTATTCAATAAGGCAATGGGCATGGGGCTTGGAAGTCTCATGCCACAGCTGCAGCCGCAGCCCGCAGGGCAGATGTCCACCGGGGATGCAATCAAGGTGGATGACATCCGCAAGGCGGCGGAGACGGTGCGGAAGTACAAGGACGGCAAGAGCCTGCTGGAAAACCGCCTGAAAGAGGATGAGCTGTGGTATCGGGTGCGGCACTGGGAAGCGGTGCGGAAGAAGTTCAACCCGGATGTGCCGGAGCCGTCCTCCGCATGGCTGTTCAACGCCATCACCAACAAGCACGCCGACGCTATGGACAACTACCCGGAGCCAAACGTGCTGCCGCGAGAGGCGGGAGACCAGGAGGAGGCCAAGAAGCTGTCTGCCATTCTCCCCTGCGTCATGGAGGCGGCGGAGTTTGAGGACGTGTATGCGGATGCCTGGTGGGGCAAGCTGAAACACGGCACCGGCGCGTATTTCATCGGGTGGGACCCGGAGAAGGAAAATGGGCTGGGCGACATTGATATCCACGATCTCGACCTACTGGACGTTTACTGGGAGCCGGGTATCAAGGACATTCAGCAGAGCCGGAACCTGTTTATCGCAGGCGTGGCGGAGACGGCGGATCTGGAAGCGCGGTTCCCGCAGTACAAGGGCAAGCTGGAAACAGCCACGCCGGATGACTACGCTTACTCTTACGATCCCAATGTGGACTGGACAGGGAAGTGCCTGGTGTGGGACTGGTACTACAAGAAAAAGGACCTGACCGGGAAGACGCTGCTGCATTACTGCAAGTTCTCCGGCGACTGCATCCTGTATGCCAGTGAGAATGATGCCAACTATTCCGAGCGCGGCTACTATGACCACGGATTGTACCCGGTGGTATTTGACACCATGTTTCCGGAAGCGGGGACGCCGTATGGCTTCGGCATGATCGCCATCTGCAAGAACCCGCAGCTTTACATCGACAAGCTGGGCCAGAACATTTTGGAGCGCAGTCTGCTGGGCACCAAGACCCGGTATCTGGCATCCGAGCAGGCAGGCATCAATGAGGATGAGCTGAAAGACGCAAACTGCGCCATCGTGCACAGCGCGTTGCCGAGACTGGACAGCGATCATTTACAGCCCATCGTGCCGCCCTCTCTGGAGGGGAACTACATCGACGTCTATCAGCTAAAGATCGACGAGATGAAGGAGACCAGCGCCAACCGGGACATGAACAGCGGCGGAACCTCCGGCGTGACGGCGGCTGCGGCTATCGCGGCGCTGCAGGAATCCGGCAACAAGGTGAGCCGTGACATGATCCAGGGCAGCTACCGGGCATACCGGAAGGTGTGTTCTCTGGTGATCGAGCTGATCCGGCAGTTTTATACGGAGACCCGCACCTTCCGCATTTTAGGCGAGGGCGGGCAGATGGAGTTTGTGGACTTCAACAACGCCGGGATGCAGGACCAGCCGGTGGCGATGCCGGGAAATACGGCGCAGATGTTCCGTCGCCCCGTGTTCGACTTGAAGATCAGACCCCAGAAGCGCAGCCCCTTCACCATTGAAGCCCAGTATGAGCGGGCAAAGGAGCTGTACGGCCTTGGATTCTTCAATCCGGAGAACGCCCAGCAGAGCATCATTGCACTGTCCATGATGGACTTTGAGGGCAAGGAGCAGATCCTGCAGCAGGTGCAGCAGGGGCAGACGCTGTTGAATGTGGTGCAGCAGCTCCAACAGCAGCTGGCCATGTTCCAGGCGGCGGCAGGCATGAGCGTGGAGCAGCCGGGATACCAAAGCCAGACCGGACAGCGCAGCGGTCCGACCATTGCACAGGCCCGTCAGGATGCCATCAGCGCCAACAAGAAGAGCTACGGTGAGCGACTGGCTGAGAGGAGCAGGGCATGACCCGTGTTTACGCCAGCCAACAGGGAGACCGGTTCCGGCTGGAATGCCGGGGCCATGCCGATTACGCGGAGAGCGGGAAGGACGTGGTATGCGCCGCCGTCTCCGCAATCTGCCAGACGCTTTACCTCTGGTGCAAGAACACCGGCGGCGTAGAGATCGAAAAAGAGGCCATAGAACCGGGGGCGTTCCTGCTGGCGGCCAGAGGGCCATGCGGGGAACTCTGGAAAGCGGCGGTGCTGGGGCTGATGAGCTTAGAAGCGGGGTACCCAGCCCATATCCGGGTGGATGTCCGGGATTTTGATTTGTGTTCCATGCCGCAGACGCGGCAAGACTGATAAAGGAGCAAGCGTATGAAACACTTTTTTGTCAAGGCGATGTGCCTGTTTCTGTTTGACGGCGGCGCTTCCGGGGCGTCCGGCGGAACAGGAGAGGGCGGAGCCGAGACGGGCGGAACCAATGGCGGGCCTGACGTCGCCCAGCAGGCCAAAACGGGCGAGGTAGTCTACGGAAAGCAGACTGCGGCTCCTGACGCCGGGGAGCAAGACCAACGCGCATCCTTCAAGGATTTGATCAACGGTGACTATAAGGCGGACTTCGACGCCGAGGTACAGCGGATCGTAGGCGAACGGCTGAAAAAGGTAAAGGATCAGGGCCGCATCGTGGCGGATCAGGGCAAGGCACTGAACGCACAGCAGCCCATTCTGGACGCCCTGTCTCTTCGCTACGGTACGGCACCCGGCGACATTGAAGCCCTGCGGTCGGCGGTGGATCGGGACAATTCTCTCTGGGAAAAGGCTGCGGAGGAAGCCGGTATGAGCGTGGAGCAGTACCGGCAGTATCAGCAGATGCAGCAGGAGAACGCACGGCTGAGAGCGGCGCAGGAGGACTATTACGCCCGCCAGCGCAGCGAACAGCAGCTGCACTCGTGGATGGATCAGGCGGAGGCCATGAAGCAGGACCCCTTGCTGGCAGACTTCGACCTGCCCACCGAGATCAACACCAATCCCGATTTCCTCGCCTTGCTGCAAAGAGGCGTCAGCGTGGAGCAGGCATACAAGGTTCTGCACATGGATGACTTTCTCAGCAAGGCCACGGCACAGGCGGAGAAGACCGTAACAGACAATATCCGCGCCAGAGGTGCAAGACCGCAGGAGAACGGAGCCGCGCCCAAGAGCGCCGTTGTTGTGAAGGATGATGTTTCCAAACTGACCCCGGCAGACCGGGCGGAGATTGCCAGACGGGCTGCGATGGGGGAAACCATCACTTTTAACTGACAACAACAAGGAGGCTACTCTATGAACACTCTGTTTATGTTCCCTATGTTCGTGCAGATCTTCGCGGATATGAAGACCAACACCACTACCCAGACGGGCGAGGGCAAGGACCTGTCTGCGGAGATGAAGACCTATTACTCCGACTATCTGATCGACCTGGCAGAGCCGGAGCTTGTGCATGACCAGTTTGGCCAGAAGCACCCCATCCCCAAGAACGGCGGCAAAACCATTGAGTTCCGCCAGTATGACCCCCTGCCTGAGATGACCACCGCCCTTACTGAAGGCGTGACCCCTGACGGCCAGAGCCTGAACGTGAAGAAGCTGGAGGCCACCGTGAAGCAGTACGGCGGCTACGTCACCCTGTCCGATATGCTGATTCTGGCAGCCATCGACAACAACGTGGTGCAGGCCACCAAGCTGATCGCCTCTCAGGCCGGACGTACTCTGGACACCATCACCCGCGACATTCTGAACGCCGGTACCATTGTCCAGTATGCCGACGGCTCCGTGACTGCCCGTGCCAATCTGGTGGGCGGCAGCGCCACCGAGAGCGAGAACAACTATCTGACCGTGGATGCCATCAAGAAGGCCGTGCGCACTTTGGAAGCCCAGGACGCTCCCAAGATCAACGGTTACTATGTGGGTATCATCCATCCCAACGCCAAGTATGACCTGATGAAGGATCCTGAGTGGAAGAGTCCCCACGAGTATGTGGACACCGCCAACATCTACAAGAACGAGATCGGCGAGCTGTACGGCGTCCGCTTTGTGCAGTCCAGCCGCGCCAAGGTGTGGAAGGATGCTGCCAAGAATAAGGCCACCGGTACGGAGGTCGCCAACAAGCGGGATGTGTACTCCACCCTGATCCTTGCGGATGACGCCTACGGTGTGACGGACATTTCCGGCGGCGGGCTGCAGCACATTGTCAAGCAGCTGGGCAGCGCCGGTTCCGGCGATCCCCTGGATCAGCGTGCCACCGTCGGCTGGAAGGCCACCAAGACGGCGGAGATCCTGGTCCAGCAGTACATGGTCCGTATCGAAACGACCGTCAGCGCCTGATAGGAGGACAGAATGAGCGAAGCTAAGAAGGTAACAGACCCTAATGAGGAGATGGTAGAGTATACCGCACCTCTCATGGGCCGCACGGATTCCCGCGATATCATCGTGGGTGTCAACGGTGAGATCATCCGCATTATGCGTGGTGAGACTGTGCAGATCAAGCGGAAGTTCCTGCTGGTGCTGCAGAACGCAGAGAAACAGGAAATGGAAGCCTACAAGGCACAGATGGCGGCGCAGAAGAACAGCGCCAAGGCTTTGGCCGATATGTAACCCGATGCGGGCAGACGGTTTCCTGCCGTTTGCCCGCATTTTCTATGGAGGGCGTATGAATCGCATTATTTCACTGTCCGTTGAGGACATGTATATCAAATATACCGGGGAAGCGTTCGGAGCCACCGGCTCCCACAATGCCGTGACCCTGCGGATGACATTCGGCCCTGCATGGGAGGGCACCGCCAAGACGGCGTATTTCACCGATGCGCTGGGGAACACTTCCGTTGCGCTGGTGCTGGGGCTGGACACGCTGGTGGATGGAGCCTATGAAGTGGACGTGCCGTCCGAGGCGCTGAAAACCGCAGGCGTGGCGACCATTACTATCAAGGGCGTACTGGTATCCGGAGAGACCACCACAAAGGCCATTACCACGGCGGCGGGGCATTTCCGGGTATTGGATTCCGAGCTGCCGGACAGCGCCGGGAGCGCCGGGACCATCACACCCAGCGACAAGGACCAACTGCAGGCGGAGATCGCCGGGCTTGAAAATTTGTTTACCACTGCAAAAGCGGCGGCAGAAGCAGCAGCGGCCAACGCAAAAGTAAGCGAGACCAACGCAAGGGCCAGTGAAACGGCAGCGGCCAGCTCCGCGTCCTCTGCGGAAGCCTCTAAAACGGCGGCGGCGGAGAGTGCTGCGACGGCGACCGCACAGGCCAGCGCAGCGGATGCGAGTGCCGCAAAAGCGGCAGCGTCCCAGAAGGCTGCAAGCGCCAGCGAAAGCGCGGCGAAGGCCAGCGAGACAGCGGCGAAGGCTGCACAGACCGGAGCGGAAACCGCAAAGAGCAACGCCAAAGACAGCGCGACAGCGGCAGCAGGTGCCGCCCGTTCTGCCAGCGGGGCGGCGATAGCAGCATCCGGCTCCGCGTCTGATGCCCATGCCAGTGCGACAGCAGCATCCAGCTCCGCGTCTCAGGCACAAGCCAGCGCAGCGGCGGCGGCAAAGAGCGCGGCCAGTGTGGACGGTATCAGCAAAACCGCCCAAAGCTGGGCTGTAGGCGGCACCGGCACCCGCCCCGGCGAGGACACGGACAACGCCAAATACTGGGCACAGCAGGCGCAGGCGGTGGTGGGCGGTGACTTTGCTACCAAAGTAGAGGCGCAGGGCTATGTAACGGCACATAACCAGAGCGCTGATGCCCACGTGGACATCCGAAAAGCACTGAATGGGAAAGAGGCATCCGGGACCGCAGCGGCAGCGGTGACTGCCCACAACAAGGACAGCGCTGCCCATGCGGACATCCGGGAGGCCGTTAGCAAGGCGGGCAAGCCTTTTATCATTGAAGGAACGCTGGCTGATGCGATTGATGACAATTCCTACAGGATTACAGGTGTTAGTAAGTCCAGAGCGGAAACAAAAGCGGCTGTACAGGCTGGCGAGTTAGTAATGTTCCGTCTTACTAATATTGATCTGCCCTTAACGCAGTTCAGTTTCGATGATGGTACGGATGCTTATAATTTCGGCGCAGTTGTGGCAGGTCTTTCTTCGGTCGCACTTTACTATGATGGCACTCAATCTCAAGCAGTGTTCATGAGAACGGATATTCCATCTCTCTCCGACGACACACCATCTGCCCCCGGCACGGCCAGCGCAGGGACATCCTACGATGCGGCCAGAGCAGACCATGTTCACCCGAAAGAGGTCAGTGACACCGACCGGGAAACATGGAACGGGAAAGCCGATCTTGTAGACGGCAAGGTGCCTGCAAGCCAGCTGCCGGAGATTTCCTCCGTGAAAACCTACACCGCCACCATCGGGACTACATGGGTGGAGGATGAAAACACCGGCGTCAAGACGCAGAGCGTTGCCATTGCCGGTATCAAGGCCGCCAACACCGCCACGGTAGACCACGTTTATACGGGGGCAGGGACCAGCGACGATTACGCAGCCTTTGTGGAGGCGGAGAACCAATACCTCAACTGTATCACCAACGGCTACGCCGAGACCTACAACGGCGGCATCAAATTCACGATCTTCGGGGACGCCAACACGGTTGCGATCCCCATTGTGGTGGAGGTGAGCTGATGGGCCATGTAACGGTGGCAGGTGGAAATCCGGGGATGAAAGCGCCGGTGACGGGGATTCTGGCGCAGGACATTGCGGTGGGGTCTACGGTCAAGCTGATGGAAAGCGGCACGGCGGTGGAATATCTGGTGGTCAACCAAGGGATTCCTTCTAACTCCAACCTGTATGACGCAAGCTGTGACGGGACGTGGCTGCTGAGGAAGAATATTCACAGCGAAAGACAATGGAACTCTTCCAACGTCAGCACATACGCCAGCAGCGCTATTAACACTTGGTTGAACGGAGATTTTTTCAACACATTGACAAGCGGAAATGCGGTGAAGCAAGTGAAAATCCCGTATTGCACAGGTGGGGGGACTTCCACGGTGAACAGCGGGGCCAACGGGCTGAGTGTTAGGGCCTTTCTGCTGGGCGGCTATGAATTGGGGCTGAGAACCAGTGACAACAGCAGTTTCCCCGTGGATGGCGCGAAGTTGAGCTATTTTGATACGGGGATGGGGACATCTGCCAACAATAAGCGCATTGCAAATCTGAACGGTGCAGCCAGTGTATGGGGGCTCCGCTCTCCGTGGAAAGATGATACCAACTTTGTGTGGGATATTGATTCCACCGGTGAGATCCTTTACGGTGTTGCCACTGGAACATACGGCATCCGTCCGGCGCTGGTGCTGTCCAAAACGGCCATCTTTGACGAGGCAACCATGATTCTCAAAGGGGTGGCCTAATGGGACATTGTTTATTTTTAAGGAAGGGCGAGGTGCATACGGCACCGTCCACGGTCAAGGAGGTCATCGTTGCCATTACGGAGAGCAATATTGCCGACTACTTTACTGTGGCCAACGGGGGTTACTATTTCCAAGGCTCCGGGAGTACGTTCACTTCTAACAATGCGAGGGTGAAGGGCTCCACAGCGTCCACCGCTCTGACGGCGAAGCAGGACATTTCCGTGCTGGCATTCAACTATTCCTATTCCAGCGAAGCCGACTATGACAAATTCACGCTGAAAGTGGGCGGAACCACGGTGGAAGATGGCGTATCCGGTGCTACCACAAACAAGACGTACAACGGCAGTCTTGCCAAGGGGCAGACAGTGGAGTTCACCTACTCAAAGGACAGTTCGCAGGATGCCAACGATGACAAATGCACATTCAGCAATATGCACATCACGATTCTTGTATCAAAGGGGTGACACGATGGGCAGAGTGATTATGAGCGGCATTGTGCCGCTGCTGAAAGCACCGGTGACGGGCATTCAGGCCGGGACGCTGGCAGTGGGGTCGGTGGTCAAACTGATGGAGGGCGGTACGGCGGTTGAATATCTGGTGGTCAACCAAGGGATTCCCAGCAATTCCAGTTTGTATGACGCAAGCTGTGACGGGACGTGGCTGCTGAGGAAGGATATTCACAGCGAAAGACAATGGAACACGTCCAATGCAAACATATACGAGACCAGCGCCATCAACACTTGGTTAAATGGGGACTTTTTCAATAGTCTGGGAAACATGGAACGAGCCTCTGTCAAGCAAGTAAAGATTCCGTATCTCAAAGGTGGCGGAACAGGAACAATTCAGAGCGGAGCCAACGGCCTGCCCTGCAAGATTTTTTTGCTTGGAGGATATGAACTGGGATGGACTACAAGTGATGCTGCGGAGTTCCCCGTAGACGGCGCAAAATTAGATTATTTCCCTTCCGGCTCTGAAGGCGACGGTAAGCGTATGAGGACTTTTAATGGTTCAAATGCAATCTGGTATACTCGCTCTCAGATAGTATCAACCACCACTGCCCTGTGGTGTGTTGCTGCGGTCGGCACCTACAGTGATCTTGATGAGCCGATATATAGCGGCGGAATTATTCCCACTTTAATTCTCCCCAAAACTGCCCTGTTTGACGAAGCCACCATGCTTTTGAAAGGAGTTGCCTAATGTATCGAATTACCACCCCGCAAGGGGAAAGCTACCTGACCGAGAAGGTCAACTACATCCGGGTACACACCTCCGGCGTGTATCTCCTGACGGACGTAAACCACGCGGAGGGCGTGGCGTACCGTGGGACGCCGTACCTCTTTGCGGACGGTGCCATGGTCTGCGAGGTGGACGCCGGGGAGACGGTGCGGAGCAGCAGCGAAGCCGTGAGCGTTGCCTTCGTGACGCTGGCGGAGGCTGGCAATATCGACGCGGTAACCGCCAGTGAGCATACGGAGCTGTTTGCCCCGTGGGCCTGCCCGGTGGCCTACAAGACCGGCAATATCCGGGAGCGGAACGGCAAGCTGTACAAGTGCCTGCAAGACCACACGTCGCAGGAGACGTGGACGCCGGAGGACAGCCCGTCCCTGTGGGTTGGCATTTCTGACCCCGCCGAGGAATGGCCGGAGTGGAGCCAGCCGGTGGGCAGCACGGATGCTTACGCCAAGGGGGCCAAGGTGAGCCACAACGGCAAGCGCTGGACGTCTAACGTGGATGCAAACGTGTGGGAACCCGGCGTATACGGATGGACGGAAGCAAGCGCATAAAACCCTTAATCTGCAACATTAAGGAGAACAGATATGACAGAGACAGTCATTTGTGCCCTTATCACCGGGGGGCTAACGCTGCTGGGCGTGCTGATTGCCAACAGCAGAACGCAGGCGGTGACGGAAGCCAAGCTGGACGAGCTGACCCGCGAGGTGCGGGAGCACAACCACTTCGCGCAGCGGGTGCCCGTGGTGGAGGAGCAGATCAAAATTATCAACCACCGGATCGATGATCTGGAAAAACAAACGTAGGAGGTAAATTTATGGACATCGGAACATTGGGCATTGCGGGGGTGGCGGTGATCACCGTCATCTGCTACCTGATCGGACAGGCCGTGAAAGCGTCCGGGGTAGACAACAAGTGGATTCCCATTATCGTGGGCGCCTGCGGCGGCGTGCTGGGGGTGGCGGGCATGTTCCTCATGGCGGATTTCCCCGCCCAGGACTACCTTACCGCCATTGCCGTTGGCATTGTGTCCGGTCTGGCCGCCGTGGGCGTGGATCAGATCGGCAAGCAGCTGAACCAGTAAAATTGACCATCAAATTTTGAAAGGAGCTTACACAATGGAAAAGATCTACGAGAACATCATCAACGAGGGCAAGAAGAACGGCAAGAAGCTGAGCGAGATCAACGCCGAACTGAAGGCGGCGGGCGCGACCTTCCATCTGGACTACACCATGACCCCGGACGGCCCCCAGACCGGCTGGTCTGAGAAGGAGATGGCAGAGGGCTTCATCCCTGCCGAAAAGGAGGCTGAAACCCCCAAGCGGCTGCATGATTACATGCGGTTCTGCCCGGAGAACGCCGGGAAGACCCTGAGGGTGACCGTGCCCGAGGGCACCTTCGATGTGACCTGGAACGAAAACGGCAACCCCGTGAAGGCCGAGCGGGTGTGATGGAAACCATTCAGCCGAAAACCCGGGCAGCGGTGCTGAAAATTGCGGAGTGGCAGGAGGGCGTCGTAGAGATGCCCTCCGGCTCCAACAAGGTAAAGTACAACACCGCTTATTACGGCAAGGCGGTGAGCGGAAAGGCCTTTGCGTGGTGTCTGGCGTTCGTGTGGTGGGTGTTCCGGGAGGCGGGCTTCAACCTCTACAAAACCGCCAGCTGCACGGCCTTCGTGAACCGCTACCGGGCTTTTTCCCCCGGGCAGATCGTCACCGGGGACTACAGGCCGGGGGATATCGTGTTTTTCGACTTCACCGGGAAGCGGAAGAAGACAGAACACTGCGGCATTGTGGTGGAGGTCAGCGGCGGCACCGTGACCACCATCGAGGGCAACACCGGTACCGGAAACGACGTCAACGGCGGGGCCGTCATGCGGCGGACGCGGCGTGTGGGGCTGGTGACCTGCGGCGTGCGGCCCGGGTACCCGGATTAAGGAGAGCCTATGAACAAAACCATTTCAGAGGTCATCGCCCAGACGCAGGCGGTACGGCCTGACCTCTATACGGATGAACAGATCACCGGCTGGCTTTCTGAATTGGACGGGCAGTTGAGCGTGGAGCTGCTGAAAACGGACCCGATAGCTTATTCGTGGCCGGAGGACGCCGGAACGGAGCTGCTGGTGCCCCATCCGTATGACCGCCTGTATCACCTGTATGTGATCGCTATGATCGATCTGTACAATCGTGAAACAGACCTGTACACCAATGACATGGCCGTGTTCAACAGCGCCATGCAGGAATACCGGAGCTATTACCGGCGGACGAACCGACCGGCAACGGACGGGAATTGGTTCAAGACCATGTAAGGAGGGGCTATGTATCTTCCAAGTCTGAAATACGCAGAGCAGAAAACGAAACAGCAGATCGTAGAGTTTTTGGGGATCAATTTCTCCGACAACTTTACGGATGGGAATTTTTCTGCCTGCCGGAACCTCTCTACCCGCAGGTATCCCTATCTGTCTACACGGCTGCGGCGGCTGCCGGTGGGGGACTATGTGTCCCCTACCGCCGTGACCGCATGGAACAAGCTGGTGGTGGTGGACGGAACCAGCCTGATCTATGACGGCAATGTGGTTGGAACAGTGACGGCAGGGGAAAAGCAGTTTGCTGTGGTTAACACAAAGCTGGTGATCTGGCCGGACAAGAAATATCTGGACCTGAACACGTCCGCGCTGCACGAGCTGGGAGCCAGTGCAGAAAAGGCCAACGCCGTTGTGACCACCGACAGCATCACCATGACGGGGGCAGGGCTTTCCTCCAAATTCTCTGCCGGAGACGGGATCACGATCTCCGGCTGCACCACAAAAAAGGAAAACAACAAGGATATCGTCATCAAAGCCGTGGATGGAGACAAGCTGACATTCTCCGCAAACGCATTGGCGGCTTGCACGGAAGCGGGTACCATAAAAATCGAGCGGAAGATCCCGGATCTGGACTTTATCTGCGAGAGTGAGAACCGGCTTTGGGGCGTGAGCAACGCCAACAAGACCATTTACGCGTCCTCTTTGGGCGATCCGAAAAACTTTTTCGTGTATCAGGGGATCTCCACGGATTCCTACGCACTGGCGGTTGGCTCTGCCGGGAATTTTACCGGGTGCTGCAAGCTGAGTTCCTCCGTGCTTTTCTGGAAGGAAAACCTGCTGCACAAGATTCTGGGCAGCTACCCTGCGGAATACGCCCTCTACACCTCGGACATTACCGGGGTACAGGAGGGAAGCTTCAAGAGTATGCAGGTCATCAATGACGTTCTTTTTTACAAGGGGCCGGACGGCGTGTACGCCTATTCCGGCGGTACGCCGTCTCTGGTATCCCAGATGTTCGGAGCCAAGCGGTTTACGGATGCCGTCAGCGGGACGGACGGTAAGAACTACTACATGTCCGCCAAAAGCGGCGGCGTGTGGCACCTTCTGGTGTATGACACCCAGCAGGGGGTATGGCTGGAAGAGGATGACACGGAGGCACTGGATTTCTGCCGGTACAACAGTTTCCTCTATATGCTGTCCTCCGACGGGTCCCTGTGGTCACTGGATGCGGACACGGGCAGTGAAATCATTGACTGGAGCGCCACGTTTACGCCCTTCTACGAGACCATGGAGGGGAAGAAGGTATATTCCTCCCTGTATCTCCGGTTTGAGCTGGGAGAAAAGGCGTGGATGCAGGCGGAGGTACGGTGCGACAACGGGAAATGGGAGAAGATCGGAAGCCTTCACGGGAAAGGCCCGCAGCTTCTTCCGGTACGGCCAAGACGGTGTGACAAATACGAGGTACGGTTGTCTGGGCAGGGCGCGTGCGCGATCCTTGGCATGATCCGGCGGTTCCGGGTGGGTTCGGAGGTGTAGTATGGCGATTTTTGACAAGGAATTGAACCATCTGGACCCGCAGGACGCTGCCGGGAGCCTGCGGACGCTGGAAAACTATATCTCCTATATGCGGGAGCGGCTGGAGTTCAACAATTCCAATCTTACCCGCACCCTGTCCTCGGCGGGAACCAGTACGGCGGAAATGGTGCTGATCGTGGCGGCGCTGCAGAACAACGTACAGGCCATGCAGTCCAGCGTCACGGCGATGCAGGGGCAGATCACCACCTTGGAGACAACGGTTTCCGGGCTGAATAACAGCATACAGACATTGAGCCAGAACGTGACGGCGCTGCAATCCTCCGTGGGCACTCTGCAATCGGACGTCGCCACGCTTAAAACCACCGTGCAGAGTACAGACCAGCGGGTCACAGCGCTGCAAGCCACCGTGCAGAATATTGATCAGCGCGTCACTGCGCTGGAAGCAAAAGGAGGGACCACTTGATGGCAGGGTATTGGGACAAAAACAAAGACTACTCGCTTGAGATCGTAAAGGCACAGCAGAGAGGCGACAGTCAGGAATCGATCGACAAGCTGCGCCAAGAGAGGCAGAACAAAATCGACGCTACATACGGGGGCAAGGACCCGTATCAGGGCAAGAACGATATTATGGGCAACGGCGGGTCCGGCAACCGGGGCAACAGCGGATCTTCCGGCGGCAGCTCTCAGGCGGCAACCGGTGGGACGCCTTATGTAAAAGGCCCGGGCTACGGCACCGGCGGCTATACCACGCCGGGTATTTACGGGGCAGCCAATTTGCAGCCCACGGATATGTCCGGGTACTGGAAGAAAATGACTGGTGGTGCGGACATGAGCCGCAGGCCGGATCTGGCAGGCGGGTATGCGGTGTCCAACGGCTATACCGTGTTTTACGATAAGGACGGATACGCCAAAAAGGCCGTAAAGGGTGTGGCGGATTATACGCCTCATCAGGATATCAACGCTGGGAACGGCAGCTATAACAAAAACGGCGCATGGACGGATAACGAAATGTTGACGGCTGCTGACCGAAAGAAAATTGCGGATATCCGGGCGCAGATGCAGGCGGGGAAGATCACAGGCGATCAGGCAAACCAGGCGGCAAATGCCATTCGCGCCGGATACGGCTACACCATCGACAAGAACGGCTATGTGACGGACAGTGGGGCACTGTCTGCCACGAATGATCTGCGGCGGCGGCTGGGCCTTTCGACAGATCCGGAGAACGCGGAGCTGGGCTATTACCGGTATCTGATGGGCACGGATACATCCCCTCTCGCGCAGGCGGCAGGGCAGGTGAAGTCCTACGAGGACTTTATGAAGGACTATACGCCGGGACAGCAGATCACCTATCCCACAGTGGGAAACGTGGACATTCTGCAGGGGCTGGTCAATAACGGGTTCAACACCAGCGATGCCGGGAGACCGAGCTTTGACTATACCTACGATTCCGAAATGCGGGCGCTGATCGATCAGATCCTCAACAGCAATCTGGCGGACTGGAAACAGGGAGATCAGTATGCTGCCCTGCGTGACCAGTACGCGGCCAACGGCCAGATGAGCATGGCTGATCTTCTGGGCCAGGTATCCTCCCGCACCGGCGGGTTGGCTTCCTCTTACGCGGCCAGCGTCGCCAATCAGGAATACAACGATTGGATGAGCAAGCTGGAGCAGGCTGCCAGAGAAATGTATCAGCAGGACCGCAGCGACAAGCTGAACAGTCTTGGTATGCTGAGCGACGCCTATGACCGGGAATACGGCGAGTACGGAGACAAGCTGAACCAGTGGAACACGGACCGGAATTTTGCCTATCAGCAGGCGCAGGACGCGCTTGCCAACCAGTGGAAGCAGAAGGAATGGGACTACAACATGTCTCAGGACGAGTGGAACAAGGCGGCGCAGCAGGCGGAGATGATGGCGTCCTACGGTGATTTCTCCGGATACAAGGCGCTTGGCTACACCGACAGCCAGATTGAAAGCATGCGGCAGGCGTATCAGATCGCGCAGACGGCAAAGGCGAAGAGCGGACGCAGTGGGAGCAGTGGAGGAAAGAAAAGCGGAGATAGCGGTTCGCCCATGACGGAAGATTATGACGGGCTGATGCTGGCGGCGGAGCAATCCGGTCATCCGGAAAGCTATATCGCCAACCATTATAAGGAATATGGCTTCAATAAGAGCACCGGATTGTCTGGCGAGTATGAAACCTGGAAAAGTGAGCAGGACAGTTCGGCGTTTAACGGCTCCTATTTTAACGCTGCGATGAGTAGCTTGCGCACGATGCTGAACCAGGGCGGAGATGATCGCCTTGCAAATGCGGAGAAGGGCGTTTCTTCTATGTGGAATAAGCTGAACGCAAGACAGAAGGCAGAAGTCCAAAAGCTGCTGGCTGAGTATGGAATTGCATACGAAGGAGATTGAGTATGGGTAGATTTGTAGAGCTGAACAACCGGGAAAATCAGAAGAAAGAAAAGGCTCCTGCTTCTGGCGGTGGGCGGTTCGTCCAAATCGGAGATACTTCAAAGATCGGAGCATACACCGGCACTAAGTTTGGACAGGTAGAAAAGAAGAGCGCCCCCACAACGGGGGCCTCTCCGCAGAAGAAACCTGCGTCCGCTGCGGGGGTTTTTCCGCAAAAGAAAACTGCACCTGCGACGGCTCCTGCGAAGAAGCAGATCGGCACCCAAACACCGCGGCAGAGCCAATTTGGCTCAAATGCACAGACAAGCGCAGGGTTCCAAAGGGATATTGATGACCTGAATGCGAAGGCGCTTGCGATTTCCCGCGAAAAAGATAAGCTAAGTTCTTTGAAAGATTTTGCTAAAAATTCAAAGAAAATTGCTGATCTCAGCAAACAGTCTTTTGAATTATCCAAACGGATTGCAGATCTTGAAAAGAAGCGGGACGCAAAAAAAGCGGAAGAGGACCAGGCACTCATAGATTCTGGCGAGTACCGAAAAGCCAATCTAAAAGATATTTTTGTCAATTCTGCCAAGCAGGGCTATTACAACTCTCTTTATGGTGCGGAAAGCTATAAGAGCATGAGCGGGCGGAAAAACGACAAAGAGAAATACGCAAATATTCTTGATAGCGATGATTATAAATTTGTTCCGCAGGGCAAAATCGCCAGTGCTATATCTGGAGCGGCAGGCCTTTTGGGGCAACAGGTCTACCAGACAACTAACCCGACTGCGTTGGCGATGGGCGCAACAGCAGCGGCGGGCGCTGCAATCGCTGGGCAGGCAGGTCCTCAGGTCCTCGTGCCAGAAGAGGTTCTCACGGTTCCAAGCGCTTTTGTAACAGGTTTGAAAATTGCATCGGCAGAAAAGAACTATGAGATTGAAGCTGGACTTGCTTATAACGAAATGCTGGAAAACGGTGTTTCTGAAAAAACTGCGCGAAATGTGGCAGCAATCGTTGGCGGCGTAAATGCCGGTTTAGAAGCATTACAGTTGGATGAATTGGCGAAAAGCGTACGGATCTTGAAAAATAATCCACTTACCGGGGAAGCGTCCAAAAGATTGTCACAATACCTGATTGAAAAGGGTTTGTCGCTTGGAAATGAGACGCTGCAGGAGGTTTTACAAGAAGGCAGCACGATTGCCGGTGCGCAGATTGCTAATAAAATTGACAAGGGAGAGTGGGCCTATTCCGGTGGAGAGGTCGCAGATCGCTTAAAAGACACGGCAGTATCGTCCGCACTGTCTTTTGGAATCGCCGGTCTTCCGTCTACTGCGATCGACAGCGCCAACATTTACCGCGCAGGGAAGCGGTCGCAACAGCTTGCCCAGCAGGCCACCCAGCAGGGTGTACAGGAGCGAGCAGACGTTCAGGAGGGTACACGTACCACCCCCGCACAAACGAACGCACAGACTCAGCAGGAGAGCGCGCAGAGGGCCATTCAGGAAGCCGCTCAGCGGCAAACAGTGAGCAATCCCGTTTCCATGGAGGAACAGGTCTTGCGGCAGAGAGAAGCCGCCGTGCAGAAAACCTTTACCGGCATTGCAGACAAGCTGGGGGACAGCGGCAGGAAGGCGTTTCAGACGGCGTATCAGGGGACGGACCGCGGGGACTACACTGGGGAATTTCTGCGGGCGTATCACGCAGGCATGACCAACCAGAAGAACCCCAACAGCACCAGCGCAGTATCCTTTGCGGCGTATGTGGCAGGGCAGAATGACGCGGCGGCGTCTCTTGCAAGAGAGAAGCGGGCGGCGCAGTTTGCCAAGACCGCCGGAACGGACAGCGGCCTTGTGTTCGACGATTATGTTTCCCGTGAAATGGACAGTGCCGTTGCCGACGAGGTGAACACCGTGTCCAAGGCTTTGGGCGTGCGGACGCGGATGGTGGATCAGGTGCTGGGCGGAAGCGCAAACGGCCAGATCACCGGCAGCGACGTTCTGATCGCAAAGGACGCGCAGGACCCTGTTTTGCAGGTGGTAGGCCACGAGTGGACCCACCGTGTACAGGAGCTGGCCCCGGAGCAGTACCGAGCGTTCCGGGACGCTGTCACCAGTATCCCCGACGTGCAGGAAGCGGCGAACATCCTGCTTGACCAGTACAACCGGGCGGGCGTTGAAACCAGCTACGAACAGGCATTGGACGAGGCTACCGCCAACTACGCCGGTGAGATGATCGCCAACAGCGACGTGCTGGACGATTTCATCCGGAAGCACAGCACCGACCGGACGCTGCTGCAAAAGCTGCGTGACGCCATTCATGAGATCGTGGGCAAGCTGACCGGCAGAGCCAAGCGGCAGGCCCAAACGGTGGAGGGCAAGCTGCAGGCGGCATTTGAAGCGGCCAGCAAGCAGGCGGAGAGCTTGCAGAACCGGCAGACAAATGGTACAATCAGTGAGACGAGATATGCCGCAAAGGGCAAATACTGGAGACCGAACCTGACGCAAAAGGAATGGTCTCTGCTGAACAGCCACATGGAGCAGGAAATCACGGATTCCGCCCACGCGCTGGATGAAGCTACGCAATGGGCCTATGCAAGCGAAAAGGGCAATCAGGTCTTTGCAATTTACGGCATCGGAGACGGTACGGAAGCCACGCCGCTGTATGCGGTAGGCGGCAAAAAAGCGGCGGCGCAATATGAAGTTTTTAAGCTTTGGATGGAGGGTAGTAATGGAGAAATTGACCGAAATCGAAAAAGTCTTGATCGGATATTTGAAAACATCAAAAGCAAGAGCGGGCGTGCAGGCAACAACGTTTCTGCTGCTGAGAGAGGAACCACAGCAGATGGAAATGTGCGAATTTCTCTCGAAGAACGAGGCGGCAACAGAACAGCAAATTCTGAATCAGGCCCGGAAAATCGCAGGGTAAGCACCAGATTTTCACTGAAATCCCCCGTTGAGGAAACGGACAAGCTGATTGCCGTTCACAACAAGGACGAGGCCAGCATTATGGCCGCATTGAAACTGGGCGGGCTGCCTATGCCGTCTATTGCCGTGGTCAAGGCAAAGGCAGGACACAGCAAATACGGCCCCATTTCCCTGTTGTTCAACAAGACCACCATTGACCCACAGGCGGACAGCCGGAACAAAGTATACGGCGGCGACGCTTATACACCCACTAATCCCGGCGTGGAATACCCGGTGAACGCAAAAGCTGCGCTGGCTGTGGAGGGCAGGATCAACGAGCTTTCCAAGAAAGTTGCCAACGGCATTTTTGCCAGCAGCAGCGTACTGAGAAGTCACGGCATTGAGGAAGTCAGCACAGATTCTCCCATCAAAGCGGCGGAGATCCTCGCAAGGGATGACGCGGTGAGAGCCGCGTATCTGGAGGCCCACGGGAAAGAACTGAAACCGGTTTATCAGGACAAGGTGTGGGACAAGTACGGAAATGATACCGTGCAGACCGTGCTGGACGAGATCGGCGTACAGCGGCTTGCGGAGATCAACGCCAATTTTGAACTGGGGCAGTCCGTGAAGACCGCATTGGGGGATGACGCGGAACGGCTCCGGGATATTCTGCGGGACTATTACCGGGACACGGGCGAGGCGCTTTTACAGAGAATGGCCCAAAAGCGAGGCTGGACGCAGGAAGAAATTGCCGAGAAGCGAAATGCCCGCATTGAAAAGAGCATGGAAAACGTCAGCCCGTTTACGCTGGAAAGCCTTGCCCGTCACGCATGGGACTACTATCAGGACGGCGGGGCAACCAAGGGTGAGATTGACCGCTGGGGCACACAGGACAGGCTGCACGAAATGACCGACGGCGAAGACGTGAAGGGCTGGGTCGAAAAGCAGCTCAGCGGTGTCTTTGGTGAACCTGGCATCAACAACGGAAAGGACCCGTACACGTCTTCTGGCAATCGCCGCAGCTTCAACCAAACCCATTACAGCTACACGCTGGAGAACATCGTAAAAGCCATGCAGGAAACCCAGGAGGAACGCGGCGGACAGGTATCCGGCGTGACTGCCGGAGGCTTGCAGGCAAGTGCGGTGCCTTCTTACCGGACCATTCAGGAAATCCGGGATGACAGCGGGCGTCTGGGTTCCGTGGAAACGGACAGCTATAAAGCGCAGATGGGCGCAGTGGAGGATAAGATCCGCGCCGTCACACAGAGGATCATGCAGACAACCAAAGCCCATACCGACAATTCCTTTGAAGAGGGCGAGATCATCGGCACCGTGCTGATGGAGGCTGCAAGGGGCAAACGCACCATTGATTCCATTATGCGGACGTTTGCAAACGAGGGCTACAAGATCAGCAACGTGACCGCAAAGCAGATCCAGGAATTGTACAAATCTGCGGCTGCATTGCCGACGGAATACTTTGAAGCCAAGCCCCAGCGTGCTGTTGGGTTTGACGAGGTATTGGCGGCGGTGATCCCAGACAACAGCAGTGACCGGCTGAAAGCCGCATTGCAGGATGCCGGTGTCAACACGGTGGAGTATATCGCCGGAGACGAGGCGGACCGTCTTGCGAAGGTCAACAGCGTGGATGACGCAAAATTTTCCCTAAAGGGCACGGAGAACGCGCAGGAGATCGCGGCGCTGAAACGGGAAAACGAGAGCCTGAAAGAGCGGGTTGAGTACTGGAAGGGCCAGACCAGACGGTCTCAGGGCGTGACCACCGACCGGAAATCCGTTCAGAAGGCGGCGGATGCGCTGGTAAAGGACTACAACGCGGAGATCAGCGGCAGCGACATTGCCGGAGACCTGCAAAGCCTGTATGACTACATTGCCAGCGGTAAGGACGGTAAGGACGAATTGACCTATGCAGAAGCGCGGAGACGGTCTGACGCCATTGCGGAGCGGATCGCGGAAAGCGCCGTGGAGGTGGATGACCGGGCATACAAGGAATACGCCGGTCTGCGGAAGTATCTGAAAGACACCAAGCTGACGCTGACGGAAGCGGATGCCGCCGAGATCACGGACTTCAACGAGTTCCGCAAGGGCTTGTTCGGCAAGCTGAAAATCAGCAAGGGCGAACACACCAATGTTGACCAGATCTATTCCGAGCTGTCCAGTCAGTACCCGGAGTTTTTCAACGAGGCACAGGATACCAACATCTCCGATCAGGTGCAGCGGATCGCGGACGTGGCGAACCGGCTGTACAAGGTGACGGAGTACAACCCCTTTGAAGGTTATATGGGGCAGGCCGTGGCGTCTATCTCCAATGACATCATGGACCGGTTCTTTGACCTGCCTCAGACGAAAAAGACCTTTGCGGACCGGGCAGCGGAGCAGGTGCAGGAAGCCAGATTTCAGGGCAGACAGGCGGCAAATGACGCCTTTTTGGCGGGCCAGATGGCACAAGGCAAACGGGACGCAAAGCGGCTAAGAAGCACGGCGCAGGCATTGGCAAAGGAACGGACCCGGCGTGCGGAGCAGGTGCAGGCATTGAAGGAGCGTTACCGGGAGAAGGACGTGACCCGGCGGGACAATCAGAAGCGAAGAGAGCTGCGGGCTAAGATCGTGCGCCATGCCAGCGCATTGTCCCAAAAGCTGCTGCGGCCCACGGACAACCAGCACATTCCGGAGGATATGCGCTCCGCCGTGGCAAAGGTGCTGGAAAGCATCAATCAGGAGAGCAGCCCCAATGCACGGTCCTTTACGCTGGACCCCGTGACAAAGGAACGCATTTACAAGGAACCGGGCACGCCGACGAACCGGACGGTGGCGTTCCAGAATTTGAAGGAGCAGTATCAGAAGATCGCCCAGGATGGCGATATGGTGGTGGACCCGTCTCTTCTGGGCGGCGGCGATGTGACCGGTGGATTCAGCGAGGTCATCAAGATGGGCGACACCCGCCTTGCGGATCTGACCACAGAGCAATTAAAAACTATGTGGAACGTGCTGAAATCCGTGGAGCATTCCGTGACCACGGCAGGCAAGACGCTGGCGTCGGAGAAATTCGAGACCACCAAGCAGTTTGCCGATGCGCTCCGCATGGACGGCATGACCCGGCGGAGGAAGCTAGGAAACAACGTAGCAATCAGCCTGGAAACGCCTTATACATTCTTTGCCCACTTCGGGCAGACCGGCAAGGACATTTACCGGATGCTGCGGAACGCGCAGGACCACCAGGAGATCATGGCGCGGGATGTGGCGGAGAAGGTTCACCAGATTCTGGGCGACGCGAAAACCGGCATCCGCGAAAACGCGGTGACGTCCATGAATGAGGAAGTCCACCATTTCACCACAACGGAAGGCCATGAGCTGGACCTGACCACGGCACAGGCCATGGAGCTGTATCTTCTGAGCGAACGCAAGCAGGCGGAGGACCATCTGCTGAAAGGCGGCATCGTGCAGCCGGAGATCAAGATCCCCGGCAAGACCAAGATCCCCAGAGGAACGGACGTGATCCATCTTTCCGCAGAGGATATTCAGTCCATTGTGAAGATTTTGACCCCGGAGCAGATCAGAATCGCGGACGGTTTGCAGAAGCTGACCACCGGTGTTCTTGCCAACTACGGCAACGAAGCCAGCATGAAAGCCTACGGCTATAAGAAATTCACAGAGCAGGACTACTGGCCCATCAAATCCGCAAAGGAAGCACTGCACAGCTCGCAGGAGAAGGACAGCGGGAATGTGCGCTCCATTAAGAATATCGGCATGGCGCAGGCGGTGAAGCCCAACGCGGCGACGCCGTTGAGCATCCGAGGGGTGTTTGACACCTTTGCAGATCACGCATCCGATATGATCGACTACGCGGCGTGGCTGTGCCCCATGGAGGATGCGAACCGGCTGTACAACTTCCAGTTCCGGGACAGTGAAGGCAATCTCATTCAGACCGTAAAGGGCTTCCTGAAAGAGAAGGGCGGACAGGGATCTCAGCAGTACTGGCAGAAGCTGATGGGCGACATCCAGAACGGCATCAAGACCAAGGATTTTGAACCGCTTACGGATAAATTTGCAAGAGGGATCGGAAGCTTTAAGGGCGCTGCCGTCGGCGCGAACGTGCGTGTGGTCATCCAGCAGCCGACCGCCTTTTTCCGGGCATCCGCCGTATTGGATCCTGCTGACATGGCAAGAGGACTGACCGGCGGCGTGACGAAGGGAAACGGCTGGGAAAAGGCTTTGACGCATTCCCCCATTGCCATGCGGAAGGACGTGGGCAGCTTTGACATTTCCTCCCCCTATACCCTGAATGACCGTTTTTACGGCAAGGAGGGGATCGCCAACAAGATCAATGACAAGGCTGGCGCTCCCGCAGGGAAGGCGGACGCCGTTACCTGGGGCGTTCTCTGGAACGCCTGCGAGTGGCAGGTGAAGCGGGAGAGACCCAATCTGCGGGCCGGAAGCGGCGAATTTTACAGCGCAGTCAATGAAGTGTTTACTAACATGATCGACCAGACGCAGGTGGTAGACGGCATTTTGCAGCGTTCCAACATCATGCGCGGCAAGAGCGACCTTGCCAAGCAGGCGACCTCGTTCATGGGCGAACCCATCATGAGCCTGAACGTGTTCATGCGGGCATGGGACAATATGCGCTATGAAGAGAACCCTGCCAAGCGGAGCAAGGCTATTAAAACCGTGGGACGTGCGGCTGCTGCTTTGCTGGTGACGGACGTAGTTAACGCACTGGCCCAGAGCATCGCAGACGCAGGGCGTGACGATGACCCGGACAAGGATTATTGGGAGAAGTTCCTGACGGCACTGACCGGCATTACCGGTGGCGAGAAGACCACTAAGGAGCTGTTGCAGCATATCGTTTTGGAAGGAAACCTTGGGAGCAACGTCAACAAGCTTGGAAGCATCCCGTTTGTGAAGGATATTCTTTCCCTGACGCAGGGGTACAGCGTATCCCGGACGGACATGCAGGTGTTTTCTGACATTGTATCTGCCTCTAAGGATTTCACTGCAAGCATGGGCGGCAGCGGCAAAAAGACCAGAGAAGAAGCGCTGGCAAATATGTTTGCAGCCTGTTCTAAACTTTTCGGCCTTCCGGTGGCCAACATCAAGCGGGACGCAATGGCGGCAGTCCGGACGGCTGTCCAAGCTACCGGCAGCGTGGCGCTGGAATATGAGTTTGAGAAATTCACATACAATATTTACAGCACCGCAAACAAAAGCCGGTACCTGAATCTGGCGTTCAAGGCGCTGGAGCAGGGCGATTTGACCACCTATGAACACATCCGCAAAGAGCTGAAAGACTTCATGGCGCTGGACAACAGCTCCGTTGACAGCAGTATGCGGAGCAAGCTGGACAAGGAACGGGAAAACGATGAGGATTTCAGGCTCCCGGACGCGGCTGCAAGTCTGATCGGTGCGAAAGACCGGTACGGCACCGGCGAGGGTGAGGACAAATTTACGGAAAATGATCTCAGCTCTGATGACTACATCGTATACAGCCGCAGGAAGTCCGAGCTTTACAGCTCCATGGAATCCGGGTTGGAGGACAGCCAGGTGTTCAGGGCCTTCACTGACGAGCAGAAGGACAAGGCCCTGTCCAGCGCGGAGACCTACGCCAAAAAGACGGCACTGCACGAGACGGACAAAACTTATGAGATCACGGACAAGTGGGTATTGAATGCGCAGGAGGCACAGAAGAAGTACGGCATTAAGCCGGAAATTTATGTGGCGCTGAAAACGCAGGTGTCCGATCTGGAAAGTGTCAAGGACCGAAACGGGGAGACGATCCCCAACAGCAAGGGGCTGCTGATCATGCAGGCGGTGTACAATATGCCCGGTTTGAGCGAGAAGCAGCGGAACGCACTTTTTGAGTATCTGGGGGTAGGCAAAAGCATCCGGCATTACAACAAGGCGCTTGTAAACGAGAAAGTTCGGAAGAACGCCCGTTTGGCCGGGAAATAACGAAAGGAGATGTGAGGCGGCGGAAACGCCCGCGGGATATCCCGTTCTGCAAGCTGAAACTGCGAGCATGAACAGTGAGCATAAGGCGCTGCGGGCCATGCTATCCGGCATGGCCCCCAAGCGGGCAGAGGCGTATATCCAATCCTTTGAGCTGCCGACAGACGAGGAATACTGCCTTGTTCAGATCGACGTCCGGCGGCAGTCTTACACGCAGGTTTCCGGGCAGATGAACGTATCTCCGGAGTACATCAAAAAATGCAGACGGCGGGCCTACTCCAAGATTTTGGACGGCGTTAAGCATTCATAAACAAGCACCCAAACAAAGACCTTTATCGGGCCGTTTGTTTGGGTGCTTTTTTTGTACCATAAAGGCAGAAAAAGGAGGTGCGCTATGAATTATTTTGCGAATCCCTATCAGGGGTACGGAAGCCCCTACGGATACCCATCTGCGGTCCCGCAGGGTGCCGCAGGAGCGCCCCAAGCGTTTGGCGGACAAGTTACCCGGGTCAACGGTCGGAACGGCGCTGACGCCTTCCGGATGGCCCCCAACAGCTCTATCCTGCTGATGGACGAGAATGACCCCATCGTGTGGCTCAAGCAGACAGACGGGGCAGGCTACGCCACGGTGACACCCTACACGGTGACGCCGTATCAGGCAGCGGCCCCGGTGGACGTGGCCGGACTGGAAACCCGTGTGAAAAGATTGGAGGAGATGCTGAGTGGCAAACCCGATGATGCAGATGCTCCGGGTAAGCGGAAGCAGAATGCCGAATAACCCCATCGCCATGATGGCGGAGTTCCGGAAGTTCGCGGCCAACATGACACCACAGCGGGCGCAGCAGCAGGTTGAAAAGCTGCTGGCGGACGGAACCATGTCTCAGGATCAGTTCCAGCAGCTCCAGCAGCAGGCCAAAGACTTCATGGCATTTCTTGGTAAATAGGCCGGTGCGCAACGGCTTGTTTTAAATTTCGAAAGGAGATCAGATATGGATAACTATACTTTGAGCGATCTCGCGGCCGTCACCCGTGACAATGACGGCGCAGGCACCAGCGGCGCCTGGTGGATCATCATCCTGTTCCTGTTCGTTCTCATGAGCGGTGGCGGTGGCTTCGGCTTCGGCGCTCGTCAGGGTGAGTTCGGCCAGTACGCCACGGCGGCCAGCCAGCAGGACATCCTGTTCGGCCAGCACTTCGGCCGGATCGATGACCGCCTGACCAACATTGGCAACGGCATCTGCAATCTCGGCTACGAGATGCAGGGCAGCATCGGCAATCTGGGCAAGGAGATGGCCTTGGCCCAGAACGGCACCAACATGGCCATCATGCAGAGCACCAACGGCATCCAGGCTCAGATGGCGGAGTGCTGCTGCACCACCCAGCGGGCGCTGGACGGCATCAACGCCAACATTGACGCCAAGTTCGCGGCTCTGGAAAAGAGCCAGCTTGAGGGTCGAATCGCGCAGCTGGAGCAGGCCAACAGCCAGCTCTACATGCGTGAGCAGCTGTGCGGCGTAGTGCGGTATCCCACCGGCTACACCTACAACGCCGGTCCCTCTCCCTTCTGCGGCTGCAACAACGGCTGCGGCGGCAACATCTGAGCAGCTATTTCCGGATTGGAAACAGTTCAGGCCCTTCTGGCCGGGTGACGGGCGGGGCCGGTGCCCCGCCTATTTATTTTATTAGGAGGTTATTTATATGAGCTGCAAATCTTTGATTTACACCGCGATGCAGACACCGACTGCCGTTGCGGTGAATGGCATTATCCCTCTGGGAACCATCGTCCGGCGCTACGGATGCAACTGCAATCTGAACGGAAACGGGATCGCCATCAACGGGCAGGGCTACTACGATGTGGACGTGTCTGTTGAAGCCGTACCCGACGCCGCCGGAACGGTGACGGTTCAGCTTTTGAAGGACGGCGTTGCCGTCCCCGGCGCAACTGCTGCCGCTACGGTGGCGGCTGTTGCTAATACCGTGACGCTGGCGTTCCCTGCGACTGTCCGGCTGGGCTGCTGCTCCACCGGTTCCGTGCTGACCTTGCTGCTGACCGGCGCGGCTTCCACCGTCAACAACGTTGCCGCACGGGTTGAGAAGATCTGAGGTGGACTATGGGCATGAACAAAGACCAGATCGCGGAATATCTGGAAAAGCTGGAACACGGCATTTCTGAGTATATGCGGATGCCAGCCAGCGAACGGTCCGCCTGCGCGATTCGTGGGATGCTAGACTGCTGGTCTGCGCTTGCCGCAATGAAAGACTGCACCCGCACGTCTGACGGCTTCACAGAACAGGATGCGACGGCGTGGTCTGCAATGCTCCGAAACGAGGACGGTACTACCGGCCCCCATTGGGGTGTTGACCAGACTACCGCTGTTGCGGAAAGCATGGGAATGACCTGGGAAAAGGTTTCCCGGCCTTGCTGGTGGATCACCATGAACATGATGTATTCCGACTATTCCGGCGTGGCGGAGAAATACGGCGTGTCCATTGCAGAGTTCTATGCGGATATGGCAAGGGCGTTTCTGATGGACAAGGACGGTCCGGGAGCAAAGAAAAAGCTGGCGGCGTATTACCACGGGATCGTGGAACATGAATAAATTGTGCCCCCGCCTACAATGGGCGGGGGCGTTCCATAGATTACATTAACCATTTGGTTAGGTGCAACTATGGAATTAAAGGAAATCGAAGTCTATCCGGCGATCTTGGTACAGCCGGATTTCTTTTAGCTTTAGTTTCCAGAACACTTTTTTGTTTTCTCTGCTAAGTTCTTTATAAATATCCTGCCATCCGGAAAAGAATGCCTCGGAAAGGTCTTTCGCGGATTTTGCGGGAGATTTGCGGAGCAATGATTCAGCGGATTCTAACTGCGCCGTCAGATCGGCGTAGCGTTTTGCGTATTCATCTTTGGCGATCAGATCGTCGAGATACAGATCAGAAAGTTTAGCTAACTTCTTTTGCAAAGACTTTGCTTTTTCCTCAATTTCTTTGCTATTCTGTTTGGGTTCGTCTTTGGTATTTGCAAAAATTTCAATCTTTGCGTCAATCGTTTCCAGTAAATACTGTTCAATCGTGGCTTCCATAATATTTGCATGATTGGGGCAGCCCTTATACTGATAGGCGCCGTCGCAGCTGTACACATAGGATTCGCCGTTTACGAGCTTGCGCGGCCTGCCGCCGATCCTTCGCCCGCAGTCTCCGCATACAAGCAGACCGGAAAAGATATACGTTCGGTTCTGGGCCACCTTCCGTTGAAGCCGCCTGCGCAGCGTCTGGACGCGGTCAAACTCTTCTGCGGTTAAATATGGCGGGATCGACAGACCGTGCCATTCTCCGACATAGCCGCGATTGTCCAGCATTTTGCTTGCGGTGCGGTATTGCAGTTTCAAATTGGGGACTGCGGAGATCGCATTATGGATGGAGCCTGTTTCCAGGAACACACTGAAAAACGTTTTGACGTCCGGCTCTGCTGCACGGTCGATCACCGCAAATTTCCCGTCGATCTTGTATCCTTTCGGCAGATGGCCGGTGCAGACTTCGTTTCGGGATTTCTTTGCGTCCAGCACCTTCTTGATCCGCTCCCCTGTCCGGTCTGCTTCGTCCTGGGCTACGGCCAGCATGATATTGATCTTCAAACGGCCTGCGGCGGTGGAGGTGTCATAGTCCTCGTAGATGGTTTTCCAGCACACGTTATGGGCTTCAAGGATCTCCTGCACCTTATAGTATTCGCCGATGTTTCGAAACCAACGGTCCAGCTTCGTGACCAGAATAATGTCAATTTCGTTCCGCTGGACTGCGGCCAACAGCTCCATCATGGCGGGGCGCTTTTCTATTTTCTTCCGGGCTGAAAAACCGGCATCCGGGTAAATACCGACAACTTTCATCCCGTTTGCTTTGGCATATTCTTCCAGATCGTTTTGCTGATCGTGGATGGAAAGGCCAAACTTCGCCTGCTCTTCCGTACTGACGCGCGGATAAAGCGCTGCGCGTAAGACATTCAATATTATCCCCTCCAAAAGCCGATATTCATGGCGTGCATATCCACAAATACGCACCAGCACAACAGCAGGCCGATTGCTATGCCCATAATCAAAATCACGCAGTTCCGAATCCGCAGACCCTTTTCCAGGACGTGAATGGTATGGTTTTGCAGGCCGATGGTCTTCCGCTTATTTTCAAGGCGGTGTTCCAGCCCATCCTTTTCCGCCTGCAAGGTTTCTTCCGTGGCGGTACAGTGATCGCCAATACCAAAAAATGCGTCCAAAGACACCCCCAGCGCCGCACAGATACCAGCTGTGGTATAAAGGGCCGGGGATTTGGACGCATGGGCAAAGAAATTATTAACGGTGGAGAGGGGGACGCCGGAAGCATCGGCAATGTCCTGAGCCGTCATGTTGAGGGCGGCTCTTTTTTCGCGGCATAAGTCTTGGATCGTCAAAAAATCGGCCTCCTATATTAAGTTTGTAAGATATGGGCAGCGATACTACACAATTTCGTTCGGTAGCATACTGCCTGTTCCCCACATTTGGTCATTGCGCTGCCCAACCTGTTTCTGCTACGCTTACATCACGGCAAGTCCACCCCAGCTTGCTGCCCCCGGCTCCGCCGCTTGTTGCAGAGGCGGCGGGGCGGGGGGAAGTTAGATTATTATATTTTAGACGGGATTATAACAGCTGTCGCAAAGCCAATTACATATTGGAAAAAAGATGACCAACTAAAGTTGCGAGACATGAACATCCCTGCTATTGCCATAGCCCAAAGGGCTGCTATGACAATTTTAACGGTTAACGCACACTTTGAAGAACCAGAGACAACTGCGGAAGAGTAAACTCCAGCTACTACCGCACTTGTTGAAGGAATTGTGATTATTGCCCATCCTGCATCTGACGGATAAAAAAGCAATGACCCCAGAATAGGAACGTGCCCCAACATCATTATAATCCAGCTGCAAAGACAAAGAACTGCTATAAATACGGCTGCGCCCAAAATGACTCCACCCAAAAAACGCACTATCTTCATAAAAGCCTCCAGAAGAGTTGTCTGGCAAAGAACCCAGTGTTTATGGCTTACTTTATTTTGGCGGATTGCATTTACTGCAAGCGGTATATCCGTTTTTCTTGGCTTCCTTCAAGGATATTTGGAATGCTTTATCCGATAAATAGTCGCAACCTTTTTCATGGTATCGACTGCCGGAAGGAGTTACATAAACCTTCACGCCGGAAGAATTTGATGCGGAATATTTGCTCTTTGTATCCGCGATGCCTTGCTCATACCCTGCCGCTTCACCTTTTTGATACATGCTTTTCCCGTTGTAATAGCAGAATACTATAGATAGCCCAATACAACAGATGGCTAATATGGCGGCAGCAAACGAAAGCCAAGCTCGTTTTGATTTATTTGATTCAGGTTGACACCAATAGAACGTGCCAAGCTTCTCGTTTTCTGTTTTATAACGCAGCCACAGATAATGCCGATATTGTGGCACATTCATCCCGAAATTTTCGGCGCAGTTTTGCAATTCATCATCATTTAAGGATAATTCATGTGCGATTTGCTGTATTTGCAAAAACATATCTTTCTCTTCCATATATTCCTCACAATAACGGATGCAATACTTTTTTGAAAATGCGGATTGAAAGTTAGAACAGAACGTGATATGCTTAGAACATGAATCGAACGAATGTACGAACGAAAGGAGCGCGGAACATGGACGAGGAAAGGGTCAGACAGTTGCTCACGCTATACCGGCAGATGACGCCGGAGGAGCAGCTTACATATCTTGAACGGCTCCGCGCTTCGCTGCCTGCGCTAAATACGCAAGCTCTTCCTGCTGACGCTCCGGCGAAAGCTGGCGGAACAAATCAATAAGCAGTTTTTCGTTCACGCTCTCGGCCTGCGGGCCGGGGGCGTCTTTTTTTATGCCTGCCAAAGCATCATCCATACGGATCTTTGCTTCCGCAGCAGCCCACAGCTCCGGGTATTCTGCCTGGGTATCTGCGGTGCCGGTCAGATCATCTACCGTGACACCGAGATACTCTGCGATCATTTCGATTTTTTCAAACGGAGGGCTTTTGGGCGCAGACTTCCACTTCCCAATCATTCCGTTTCCAAAACCTAAATCTTTTTCAATCTGTTTAATTGTTGTTCGGCGCATTGTTGCAATATCTTTAATATTAGCAACGATGGCCTGATTACGAATATTCATAAGCAAAAATAATCCAATAGTAGCGGATTAGCTATTGACAAGTAGCGAGTTCGCTACTATAATAGCTTTCAGAGGGTAACAAAAACCAAGCCCCCACAAATGCGAGCTTTAGAAATTGATAAATTGTATCTGCAACACAATAATAGCGCATTTTCTATCAGTTTGTCAAGAGGGGAGCTTGAAACCTCAATATTTTCTATGCTGAGTTTCTGAAAGGAGGGAGATCTTTGATCTACGAAAATGTCAAGCGTTTGTGCGTGAAGAACAAGATCACGATTGCCGAGCTGGAGAAGCGGTGCGGGATTGGCAACGGAGCGATTGGAAAGTGGGCCAAGCGTGAATCGTCCCCGCGTGTAGACACCTTAAAGGCTATTGCAGACTATTTCGGCGTGACGGTGGATGACCTGCTTAAAAAGCGGAGGACACGGGCATGAGCGTGCAGAAGCGTGAGGAGGGTTGAAATGAGTTTCTTAAAGGCCCGAAGAGATGCCGGGCTTACGCAGGCAGAAGTCGCCAAGGCTGTAGGTGTTGACCAGTCGGCGGTATCGTTCTGGGATACTGGGAAGTGTATCCCCAGAGGTGCGAGGCTCATTGCGCTGGCAAAACTCTACAACTGCACGGTAGATGAACTGCTAAAGCCGGAGAGGGGGCGCAAATGAGCAATTTAGTTTACCTGGCCCCGAACACGAAGGAGCCGTTTACCACGTCCGAGGTGATCGCGGAGTGCGCGGGGGTAAAGCGCCATGCGATTCAATCGCTGATTCAGCAGCATGAAAAAGACTTCCGAGAGTTCGGAAGGGTCGCATTTGAAATGAGACCCTTGCAGACGCGAGGTGGCCAACAAATGGTAAAGGTTTATCACCTGAATGAACAGCAGGCTACTCTGCTAATGACTTACCTCCGGAACACAGAGGTTGTCAGAGCTTTCAAAAAGGAGCTGGTTCGCCAGTTCTATGCCATGCGGAAAGAACTGCTGAATGTACGGATTGCCAAAGCAGAGCGCAAGCCGGTTCGGTTGGTAATGACTGACGCCATCAAGGCGCTGCCGGACAGCCCCCACAAGCAGTTCAAGTATAACCAGTACACGGACTTGGCATACCGGGTGGCGCTTGGTAAATCCGCGAAACAGCTCCGCCGGGAGCGGGGAGCCACCAACACGGCCACGGCCAGCGACTACATGAGTTCGGAGGAAATCGCGGCGGTGTCCAGCATGGAGAACCACATCGCGGTGCTTCTGAACGTGGGTATGGAATACCAGCAAATCAAGGGGTATCTGGCAAGGATGCGGACACTCCCAGCGGCTGGAACCCATGCAGGGTAAAAGAAATGCCCCGTCCGGTGTTGCAGACCGGGCGGAGCGTAAGCAGAACAAAGGGAGTTGTTCTTGTGCTGAGTATATCACAGGAACCGCCGAATTGCAAATCATAATTTTTGCCGAATGTGGGAATTTATTTCCAGTACGAAATGGAGGTAAAAAGCATGACATTTGAAGAAGTGGCTTTGATGCTTTGGGCGCGGCAAAACCATTTGGAGATTGTTTCTGTGCGGTTTGTGCCGAAGGAAGAGGGTAAGCAGGAGGAGCAGAAGAAATGAGCTGGAACCTGTTTTTTATGAACCTGGGCGTGGCGTATGCGGCCACTTGGGTATTCAAGGTTGTAGATTTCATCGAAGGAGGGAATCCGCATGAGAAAGCATGAACGGCGCACCAGAGAGCAGCGGAAGGCGGACGCCTCCGCATGGATGGGCTTTATGAGTTTTCTGGCCCTGCTGCTGATCACCATTGCGTACATGGTGGTGAGCGCGCGATGAACAGAAAGAACCGGCATGAGCGTCATCCGTTGGATCTCTGCCCGGTGTGCGGCATGGACAGCGGTGAGCGGGTGCAATCCACGGACGCACCGTTTAAGCACTATGTACGGTGTTCCACCTGCGGCGCTATCACAGCGGGTTACGCCCAGCAATCCAACGCCACGAAAGCGTGGAAGAGAGGGGATGCGTGGAAATGAAGATCTATCCGGTGTGCGCGAGATGTTCCATCGTCATGAACCCCAACGCGTTTGACGATGTGGCTCCGGGGTTTTTGATCAACGGCGAGTGCTACTGCCCGGAGTGCGCGAAGGATTGGCTCAAGGATGAGGTTGACAGCGATCCGGAAGCCGTGGCGCGGGCCATGGGGATCGCGATCATCGACATCCCGGAGGGCTGATATGAACCAGTGTGAGCGGATCTTGAAGTATCTGGATGAACACGGCAGCATCACACGGGCCGAGGCCATGAGCGAGTGCGGCATCGCCAATTTCACGGCGCGGGTCTCTGACTTGCGGCGGGACGGCGTGGCGCTGGACGTGGAAACGGTCACACAGAAGAACCGCTACGGCGAGACCGTGCGGTTTGCGAGATACAGGAGGAAAGAATGAACCTTTACGAAATTGACGCGGCCATTACGGCCCTGGTAGACCCGGAGACTGGCGAGGTCAGCGACTTTGACGCCTTCGACCAACTGAACATGGCGCGGGATCAGAAGATCGAGAACATCGCGCTATATTACAAGAATCTGGTGGCGGATGCCGCTGCGTACAAGGCTGAGAAGCTCGCCTTTGCCGAACGGCAGAAGGCGGCAGAGAACAAGGCCCAGCGGCTCAAGGACTATCTGGCGTATGCCTTGCAGGGACAGAAATTTGAATCTCCCCGCTGCGCGGTGAACTTCCGCAAGACTACCAGCGTGAATGTGGCTGACCCTGACGCTGTTTTGGCGTGGCTGCAGGACCATGCACATGAGGACTGCATTCAGTACACAGAGCCGACCATCAGCAAGCCGGGACTTGCCAAGATCCTGAAAACAGAAGCCGTCCCCGGCGCGGAGTTGGTGGATGGTTATAGCGTGGGGGTGAAGTGATGAATATCTTTGAAAGCATTACCGCGATCATGCAGGAGATTCCGGCGATCGGGAAGGAAAAGAAGAACCAGCAGCAGGGATTCAAGTATCGCGGCATCGACGATGTGATGAACGCCCTTCAGCCGATCCTCTCCAAGTACAAGGTATTCGTTGTGCCGGAGGTGATTGATCAGTCACGGGAGGAGCGTGTGACCAACAAGGGCGGTACGCTGCTGTATTCCATGCTGAAAGTCAAATACACGTTCTACGCGGAGGACGGCACCAGCGTTTCGGCGGTGGTGATCGGCGAGGGCATGGACAGCGGAGACAAGGCCAGCAACAAGGCGATGGCGATTGCCATGAAGTATGCGTTTTTCCAGGTATTCTGTATTCCCACCGAGGAAATGAAGGACCCGGACGCGGAAACGCCGGAGCCGAGCAGACCGAAGGAACCGGCGATCCCAACGCGGCAGAAGCCGGGGTACAGACTTCCCCCGCAGGGCGACGCTACTGTTATCTGTGAGCACTGCGGCGGTCAGGTGATGGATTACTTTGACGGCAGGGCAACGGTGAAGGCGGCACGTCTGGCGGCGAGAGCGAAGGAACTGTACGGCCATGCGCTGTGCGAGAAGTGCGTAGCCAAGGCCAAGAAGGCCAGCGATGCAGCCACGGAGGCCAACGATGCAGCAGGTTAACGCTACATCGTTCCGTTGGACGATGGATGCCGCCGGAGACTGGCTGTGCATCCAGACCAACAAGGCGCGACAGGTGCTTGACAGCCTGAAAGAGGGCAAAGCATATGATGTGGAGATCAAGGAACACCGGGAGAAGCGGAGCCTCGACGCGAATGCGTACTTCTGGGTTCTGGTTGACCGGCTGGCTGAAAAGCTGCGGATTCCCAAAACGGAAATCTACCGACGGTATATCCGAGAAATTGGCGGGAACAACGAAACGGTGTGCGTGACAGAGGAAGCAGCGGACAAGCTGCAGAGCGGTTGGGAGCATAATGGGCTTGGCTGGCAGACAGATACCATGCCAAGCAAGCTCCCCGGCTGCGTCAGGGTGGTTTTGTACTATGGTTCCAGCACCTACGATACCGCGCAAATGTCACGGTTGATCGACCTGATCGTACAGGATTGCAGGGAGCAAGGTATTGAGACCCTGCCTCCGGACAAGCTGGCAGGGATGATGGAGGAATGGGGATGCACAAAATGACAAGGGCGACGTCCATTCCGCAATCCGTGAAAGTTGTGGTATGGGCACGGGACAATCATCAGTGCGTGATCTGCGGATCTCCCGCAGGCGCGCCGGTGGCCCATGTGGTACGGCGTTCGCAGGGCGGCAGAGGGATCGAGCAGAACATTGTAACCCTCTGCCCCCGCTGCCATCGCCTGTTTGACGAGGGGCCATTACGAGACCGCGAGCGCATCTACGTGCGGCTGGTGGCGCACATGAAAGCATTTTACCCGGATTGGAACCGGGAGGACATGATTTACAGAAAGGGAGCTATTTCATGCTGAACAGAATTATTGTGATGGGTAGGATGACCAGAGACCCTGAATTGCGGAGAACCAACAGCGGCACGGCGGTTGCATCTTTCTCTCTGGCTGTTGACCGGGATTTCAAGTCCCAGTCCGGCGAAAAGGAAACGGACTTCATCGACATCGTGGCCTGGCGTAATACAGCCGAATTTGTGAGTAAGTATTTCTCTAAGGGCCGCATGGCCGTTGTGGAGGGACGCTTGCAGCTCCGTGACTGGACGGACAAGGAGGGCAACAAGCGCCGCACCGCCGAGATTGTGGCCGACAGCGTGTACTTCGGCGATTCCAAGCGGGACGGCGGGGACACGGTGCAGAGCGAACCGCAGGGCGATTTCAGCGAGATCGAGGACGATGGGGATCTTCCCTTCTGAGGTGACGTATGGGGAAGTGCTACGTTAAGGCTTATTACGATTGGATCGAGCAGACTGCAGCGCTGGAAGATGCTGAGCGCGGACGCTTGTTTGTAGCGATTCTGGAATACGCCCGGTCTGGTACTTTCCCGGAATTGTCCGGACGGGAAGCGGTACTGTTTCCCGTTTTCCGGGCAATCATCGACCGGGACAACCAGAAAGCGGAAGTAAATTCCAAAAACGGTTTGCTTGGTGGACGTGGTAATAAAGCAAACGAAAGCGAACAAAAGCGAAATGAAGCGACCGAAAGCGAACAAAAGGCTACTAAAGACATAAGACAAAAGACAGAAGACAAAAGACAAAAGACAGAGGACAAGGGTGTTATACGCGCGAAGCGCTTCACTCCCCCCACGCTCGCAGAGGTTCAGTCCTATGTGGCTGAACGCCATTCGCCGGTAGACCCGCAGGGATTTATCGATTATTACGCCTCAAAGGGCTGGATGGTTGGCAAGACCCCCATGAAAGACTGGAAAGCGGCTTGCCGAAATGCGGAGAACTGGGAGCGGTGGCAGCGGAAGGGCACGACCAAATGCGAGGACGCTTGGGGGTATGTGTGATGATGCGGCTTGTGATTGACATTTACGATGGCGAGGACACGCAGGGTATGAAGGAGGCGGTAGCCATGCTGCTGGAGCCTCTGGGCCGTGTCCGGGTGGTGCAGGTCATCATTGACGGAAAGGAAGAGAAGCGATGAAGGTTACATTCACGGTCCCCGGTATTCCGGTGGGCAAGGGCCGCCCACGGTTCACAAAAAACGGCCATGCACATACTCCGCAGAAAACGCGGGACTACGAGAACAAGGTGGTGCAATGCTGGAAGTGCCAGAGCGGAGAGGGATTTGCGGGCGGCATCCCGCTGACGGCCACCGTCACGGCGTTCTTCACGGTGCCGAGAAGCACGTCAAAGAAAAAGGCCGCTGCGATGGACGGTACGCCCCACATCAAGCGCCCTGACGCTGACAACGTGGCGAAGGCCATTCTGGACGCGCTGAACGGCCACGCCTACAACGATGACAGCGCAATCGCACTGCTGACCGTGCGGAAGTATCAGACAACCGGAGCCTCCCGTGTGGAGGTCACCATTGAGGAGGCAGAATGATGGATGCTGTGGAGTGTATGAAGGTAATTACTCGGATGTTGAAGTCGGGCACGATAGATTGCGCGATTCAAAAATATATATCTGCGCAAAAAAAGAACGATTATGAAGGGATGGTAGAAGCTGCTGAACAGTGGGCCGCTGAGCACCCCGTCAAAACCCGCCAGAGCGTGTTTTTGAAGCATTACCCCGGCGCGCGAATTACAATAGACGGGTACCTCCATACTTGCCCGATGGATGTGTTCTCAGATACAGGCATTAACTGCGGTGCGCAAACTTGCCATGAGTGTAGAAAGGCGTTCTGGCTTGCGGAGGTGGAGGACGCATGAAACTATTGATCGGCGGAAGTCCCTGCACACATTGGAGCATCGCACAGACGAAGAACCGCGAGACAGAGGCCAGCGGCATCGGCTGGGAGCTATTTCTAAACTACCGTATCGCCCGCGACAAGTACAAGCCGGATTTCTTTCTCTACGAGAACAACAAATCCATGTCGCCCGCTATCCGGGCGCAGATCACGGCGGAGCTGGGCGTGGAACCCGTGCTTATCAACTCCGCCCTGGTGAGCGCGCAGAACCGCCAGCGGCTCTACTGGGTGGGCAAACGAAACCCGGACGGTACATACAGCCAAGTTTGTGTGGAACAGCCGGAGGACAGGGGCGTGTGCCTGTTAGATGTGCTGACGGCTGATGATCTCGCACCCTATAACGGAGGCGAGTTTAAGAAGCTAAAAGCCGGTCTGCACGCAAAATTCGCGTCAACGTGGCAGGTCGGGAAAACAGGGGACGGTGGCGGGCAAGCCGTCAGGGTTTATGACATTCTCGGCAAGTCTGTCACGCTTAAAGCTCTCGCTGGTGCGGGAGGGGCACAGACGGGGCTTTACAAGATTGGAGATGCCATCTTTTCCCTCAATGCAAAAGGGTGTGAAAAACTACAGACAGTACCGGCGGGGTATACGTCATGCGTTCCGTCGAACATCGGAGTTACACTGCTGGGCAACGGCTGGACCGTGGACGTGATTGCCCACATTATGAGCCATTTTACCGGGCTGACGGAGGAGCCGGTGGAAGTGCTTTCTATGTACGACGGTATGAGCTGCGGCCATATCGCGCTGGACAAGCTGGGCGCGGAGATCACCGCCTACTATGCAACCGAGATTGACAAATACGCCGTACAGACCACACAGCACAATTACCCGGACACCATGCAACTGGGCGACGCGTTTCAGGTGCGGAACGATGATTGGAGATTGGGGGATGAATTATGCGAGATACAAACCTCGTAAATGCGCTGCGTGAGCACGCAGATTGGTGGGAAAATGGGGACATGATGGAGCCGCTGGGAGGACTGGAAAAAGACCTGGCGGAAGCCGCTAACTTGATCGAAGCGCAGGCGAAAGAAATTAACGCACTGCGGAACGAGCTGTGCCTGAAATGCGGAAACTACACGCTGGCCCATGAGGGGGCCTGCAACGAATGCTGGTGGAGGAGGTAAGAAGATGGAACGATTGACGACAAGAGACGCAAATTGCGCAGACCCAAAAGAAATTTATGGTGTGCGGGTAAAGAATCACGATTATATTTCAGCGGCAAACCGCCTCGCCGACTATGAAGATACAGGGCTGACACCGGAGGAAATCGACATGGATCACGAAGCCGCAGAGCAGCTCCGCCATCTGTGCCGAAACTGCGATCTTGACCGGTTGGAGAAGCTGGCCGAGGCCGACAGAGACGGTCGGCTGGTGGTGCTGCCGTGCAAGGTGGGCGACACGCTATGGGTGACTGGCCGTGACAATGTGCCACGAGAAATGGAGCTTGAAGCCCCGGCCATCAGAACTGTTTGCACGGATGAGGATAATCTGTGTATGTCAACGTGCAATCGCAAGCCGGACGGGTTCTGCGCGTATCGTCTGCGTAATGATGGTGCAGACATCGGCAAGACCGTATTCCTCACTCGCGAGGAGGCGGAGAAAACATTGGAGGCGAAGAAGGATGAGTAAGGCCGTGCTTATCAGCATCCGCCCCAAGTGGGTGGAAAAGATCGCCAACGGCGAAAAGACCATCGAAGTCAGAAAGACCAGGCCAAATTTGCCGACGCCGTTTAAGACCTATATCTATTGCTCACAGGGCAACGACGCACGCAGACTGCGCGGCTCATGGGGCAAGGTTATTGGCGAGTTTACCTGTGACCGGATTTACAAGATTGACAAGGATAGTACGGATTTTCTTTTTAAGGCCGGGGGCCTATCCGTTTACAAGCAAGCTGCCGAAGAAAAGTGTAACCTGTGTGTGGCTATGACAGACGATGAGTTGCACGGCTATCTTGGACATTGCCAGGGCTACGGCTGGCACATCTCCGACCTGCTGATCTATGCCAAGCTGCGGGAACTAAGCGAGTTCCGGCGTGCAACTGACCCGTGCGATTCTTGCCATGCAGAATACACATGGGAATGCACAGGCTGCAAAAAATTGAGCGGTGACATTAAGCGCCCGCCCCAGAGCTGGTGCTATGTGGAGGCAATGAAGGATGAATGACTTAAAACCATGCCCGTTCTGCGGCGGTAACGTTCGATTCGACGTAGCATACAGTTATTTCCGCGACATCGTGATTTATTGCGATAGCTGCGACATGGTGTTTACGCTGGATAATTGCGAGACAACAGCTTCGGAGATTGCCGATGCGTGGAACAGGAGGAAGGAAAGAACATGACGAAGCGTTTTTGTGATCTCTGCGGAAAAGAAATATTCAAGATTCAGGACACTTATAGAGTCATCGTGGATAACAACACAGACATCAACTGCGCAAGCGACCCGAACATAGTGGATGTGAGGGAAATATGCCCTGCCTGCGCGAAGCGTATCCACCAGACTGTGCAAGAGCTGAAACAGGAGGGCTGACAATGGCTGAAAAAGCAATGCAGAGTGCAGATGTTTGCACCCACAAGAACAAAATAAAGACCAATTTTGCAAAAATCTTTGTTTCCGGGACACCTGGCAGGCCGTATTTCAATATTTTGTATTTTGACCCGGAAGATAAAGATTATCACGTTGGGTTCAGTTCATATTGCCTTGAGTACGTGTTTAAGTGGCTCTCAGAAGAGTTTGAAATTAAAGATGCCCCCGCCGCCGACGTGGCCCCAATCGAAGCGCTAGAGCGCCTGCGGGACGAGCTGTGCGCGCAGGACCTAATCACCATGGAGGGGCTGAGAAAGCTGAACACGTTGATTTGGAAATACACAACGGTGCATGACGGGAGGGGCTGACAATGGCTGAATACATTGAGCGCGAAACTGCCGTAAGAGCGGTGATGGCGGCGAAATGGGCGGACGGTTCCGACGGTGCCATGGCAATGGAGATTGTTGCCTCGCCAGCAGCTGCCGACGTGGCCCCGGTGGTGCGGTGCAAGGACTGCAAGCACCTCGTCGCGGTCAACCTCAATGGGAAAGGAATTCCCACCTGTCGAATGAGCGGCATGGAGGTCGCACCAGACGAATTTTGCAGCCGCGGAGAGAAAGAACGGAGGTGCTGACCATGAGGCTAATTGATGCTGACGCAATCCTGAAAGCAGATGAAAATTCCGATAAAGCGCTTGTTCTGGGAAGCGGGAAATCTCTGGAAATGGCTTATGCCTTGCTAAAAAAGAAGGTGGCGGACGCCCCCACCGTAGACGCAGAGGTCGTGGTGCGCTGCAAAGACTGCAAGCACTTGTGCGTGTGGAACCGAAAAGATATATACGCATTTTGCCCCAAAACAAACATCGTGTTTTTGCCATTTGATAAGGACACAAGGGTATTCTTTTGCAGCCTTGGTGAGAGAAAGGACGGCGGGGATGGCTAAACAATCCGCTTACTTACAGAGGCGGGACGCGCAGTTGGATGCGGTCTTTTGGGCCGGTGCTGCGATGGCAGCGCAGTTCGCCGTTGACACTTTGCAGATGACCATGCACCAGCAGGAAGGCTGGGGCTACGATCGCATCATGCGCGTCACGCATGAGTGGATGGAGACCCAGCGGGAATACAGACCTGCCTTAAACTGCAAGGACCCAGAGGCAGACGTCCGGCAGGAACACATG